TGGCTACAATTTCAACGGCAGTAGGTTTAGAGAGAAAGTCAAGAGTTTCGGGGTATAAAATTAAAAAGGGTTTTTTCACAAATGAAACTCAAAATTTACCTCAAATTATTGCAGTTTTCGGTGAAGCCAATACAGCTAATCAAAGTGGATTAACTACCACTAAAAAAGAAGTTACAAGCGCAAAAGAAGCTGCTGAACTATACGGGTATGGTTCACCAATTCACCAACAAATGCGTATTTTAAGACCCGTATCGGGCGATGGAGTTGGAGGAATACCAACTATTGTTTTTCCTCAAATTTCAGACGTTGGAGCAACTGCAACGACAAGAGAATGGACGGTAACTGGAACAGCTACAGGAAATGCAACTCATTATGTGGTTGTAAATGGTAGAGATACCTTGGATTTTCAAACTTATGCGTTTAGTGTTGTTTCTGGGGATACTCCAACGGTAATAGCAGGAAAAATAAAAGACGCTATTAACGGTGTTTTAGGTGCTCCATGTACGGCGGCCAATACTTTAGGAGTTATGACAGCCACTTCAAAATGGAAAGGATTAACATCGGCTCAATTGAACATCGTTATTGATTTTGGAAGCAATTCAGCAGGTGTGAGTTATTCTCAAACCGCTTCAACTAATGGAGCTGGAGTTGTAAGCTTAGCGGCTTCATTGGCTCAATTTGGTGATGATTGGTATACTTGCCTAACTAATCCTTACGGAACAGCTCAATTGGACGCTTTGGAAGCTTTTAATGGTATTCCTGATACAGATGCACCAACAGGACGTTACTCAGGATTAATCTTTAAACCTTTTATGGCTTACTTTGGAAGCGTTTTAAGCGATAAAGATGATTTAATCTTGATTACGGACGATGCTGACAGAATCGAGCAAGTAACGAACGTTTTATGCCCTGCACCAAATTCAAAAGGATTCGATTGTGAGGCGGCTGCCAATGCGGTTACTTTGTTTGCCAGAATTATGCAAGATTCTTCACATTTGGACGTAAACAACAAAGCGTATCCAGATATGCCAATTCCAAGTGATTCAAACATTGGAGATATGTCGGATTATAATAACCGTGATTTATTGATTAAAGCCGGTTGTTCAACTGTAATGTTAGAAAATGGAGCTTATAAAATTCAAGATTTTGTAACTACATATCATCCTGATGGTGAAATTCCTTTGCAGTACAATTATGCCAGAAACTTAAATTTAGATTGGAACGTTTCAGATTCTTACAGGACTTTGGAAACAATCAGATTGAAAGATAAAACTTTGGTTTTAGACGGTCAAATTGTAGACGTTTCAGGTGTTATCAAACCAAAGGAATGGAAAGCGGTTGTTTTTGATTTGTTTGATGATTTAGCTGAAAAAGCATTGATAAACGACCCCGCATTTTCTAAGGCGAGTTTGTTGGTTCAAATTTCGGGAACTGATCCAAATCGATTTGAAACATTTTTCAGATACAAAAGAACTGGAATTGCCAGAATCGAAAGTACGGACGTAGAAGCAGGATTTTAATTTTAAATAAAAAAAGATATGGCAAATTTTATATTTGGTGACGTTACAGAAATTGTATGTCAACATACTTTGGGAGAGTTTAGATTCTCGCCAAAATCAAATGAAAGCTTCACATTTGACAAAGGGGGTATTCGTGCTAATGATGATGCAAATCAGATTACAGCAGATGGACAAATGATGTCTCAATTAAATCGTGTTAGATGGTCGGCTGAAGGTCCTATTGCAGTAGATACAATTTCAGACAATGAACTTGAAAATCTTGCAAATTTGGCATCACATCCAGACTTAGGTACTTGGACATTCTCTTTGATTTCAGGAACGATTTACAAAGGAAAAGGTCGTCCAGTTGGAGATTTACAGGCGGATTCTAACGCCGGAACAATGACTTTAAAAGTTGCAGGTTCTAACAAATTAGAAAAACTTTAAGATTGTCAAACTCCCTTATTAATTTAAGGGAGTTTTTATACTTTAACCAAAAAACAAAACAATGTCAGAAAAAAAACAAGTAATTAGCGACGAAAACGCTTTGAACGAATTGGAATTATTTATTAATGAATGGTTGGAAAAGCCGGAAGATAAAGACAAAATACAGGAATCATTCCCGTACATATTTGAAGCTTTGACAAGCGGAAATTTAATCATTGACGATAATCAAATTCCTAAGTTTAATTTGTATCGTCCAATCAAAAACGATGATGGGGAAATTTCAGTTTCAGAAATAAATTTCAAAACCAGAATTGTACCGTCTACACAAGCCAAATTAGGGAAGGGATTGATTGTTGGAAAAGACCAATTGCAATATGGTTTAAATTGTATATCCTATATAACAGGACAGCCAATAGCAATGATTGATAAATTCAATAAAAAAGATTACAGTACAATTAGAGAAATTGCTTCGCTTTTTATATAAGGTGGCCAATTGGAGATTTTAACAATGCTATAAAAAGCGTTGTTAATTATTATCATTGGACACCAGAAACAATAAACAAAATGTATTGTGATGACAAAGACAATTTAGGTATTATGTATTGGTATAGAGAAGTTGAAAAAATCAATGCCAGTATAAATAAAAAAAAATAAAATAGTATGGCTGCAACAATGAGAATACCGACTGAGTTTGTAGCAATTGATAGATTTTCCTCAGTACTCGCTAAAATGACTGCTGGGGTTTCTTCTTTTAGCAACTCAACGACTGCCGCAATTGATAGGGCAAACAAGCGAATAAATAAGGCAAGTAATGCGATGGCTGTTGGGGGTGCCGCCATAATTGCACCTTTGGGTTTAGTGGTAAACAAAGCCATTGAATTTGAGGATAAAATGGCCGATGTTTCAAAGACAACTGGATTATCAGGAAAAGAACTTGAAAACTACGGCAAGTCTATTTTATCAATGTCCAGAAATACCAGAACTGGAATTGATGACTTAATTAAAATAGGTGAAATAGGAGGTCAATTGGGTATAGCATCAAAAGATTTAATTGCATTTACCGAAGCTTCAAATCAATTTGCAGTTGCTTTAGGTGCCGATTATGGTGGTACTGAACAGGCTATTTCACAAGTTGGAAAGATTAATCGTTTATTTGAAGACACACGTGGATTAGATGCCGCTGCCAGTATTACAAAAGTAGGTTCCGCAATTAATGAATTAGGGGCGGTTGGTGCAGGAACATCCGCAAACATAAATGATTTCATTTTGAGAATTGGTGCGTTGCCAGATGCTATAAAACCAACTTTGACACAAACGGCCACATTAGGAACATTTTTTGAAGAAGTTGGTATTGATTCGCAAATTTCTGCGGGTGGTTTTTCTAATTTCTTATTGGTAGCTGGAAAAAACATAGGTGGTTTTGCTTCTCAAATGGAGATTAGTACAGATGCCGCAAAAGAATTGTTTGCGGAAGACCCAACGGCTTTTGCCACTAAATTTGCCAATTCCTTAAATGGATTGACTCCCGATAAATTAGCAACAAAATTGGATGATTTGAAAATAGGAAGTCAAGAAACTATAAAGGTACTTGGAGCATTGGGAAATGGAAGCAAAAGATTGCACGACTTGTTAGTAGTTTCAAACGATGCTTTTTCAAAAGCCACCTCATTGACTGATGAATACAATAAAAAAAATGAAACGACGGCTGCCAAATTAGCAAAAGCCAAAAATGGAATTGATGCTTTTATGATTACATTGGGAACTCAATTATTGCCTATTTTGGGGAAAGTAATTGAAAAAATTACTCCTATAATTGAAAATGTAATAAAGTGGGCAAACGAAAATCCATCATTAACAAAAACTATACTGGGAATAGGAGCCGCTTTAATTGGATTAAGTATAGGATTGAAAATAGTTTCTGGAGCATTACTTATTTCAAAGGGGTTGATTGCTGGATACACTGCAATTATGGGTGTTTACAATATAGTTGCCTTATCTGCCGCTGTAGGTGGATATACTTTTGCGGGTGCTATTTGGGCTATCCTGTCACCGATATTATTAGTTGTGGCTTTAATTGGAGCTGCTGTGTTGGCTTTTATGTATTGGGGCGAAATAACAGACTGGTTTAGCGAAAAATGGAGCCAATTGACCACTTTTTTATCCGAGTTTGATTTCGTTGGAATGTTTATTTCAATTGGACAAGCTATTATTGATTTTATGCTTTTGCCTTTGAAATCTGTTTTGAAATTAGTTTCAATGATTCCAGGAGGAATTGGAAAAGCGGCTCAAACTGGATTAGATAAAATCAATGAAATGTCTGACTTGAATATGATGGTAGGACACGACATAAAGAAATTGGATAGTCCAGAGCAAACCAATGCTAAAATGATGCAAGAAAATAGAGTTAGCGGTGGAATTGACGTGAACATTAGAGATAAAGGCGGAAACGTTGAAAGTTCTAATCCGTGGGGTAATTCAGGAATACCAATAAATGTAACATCAACACAGGGGGCCTTTTAATTATGGACACAAAAGATATATTATTATATGAATCAGGAAGCGGTGGTGAAATGTCTATCGCTTCAAATGATTTGGTAATGGGTGAAAATCTATACCAACAGGTTTATTTAGCTTTGTTTGGTGGAAACGTGGAAGCGAACACGAAACCTGATATTTTACTCAATGAGGAAAGATTTGATTGGTGGGGTAATACTTTATTTTTCAAAGACAAACCCACACGACAATTCAATTCCAATACTGAAAGAACACTTTTACAAGTGGTATTGAATAGTTATGGTAGATTGCAATTAATACAGGCTATAATAAACGATTTAACCTATCTAAGCGAATTGTTAAACTCAACAGTTGACGTGGAATTCTTTAACACAAATAAAATTCGTATTATTGTAATGTTTTCGCCAAAAACCAACCAAGAAAACAAAGTTTTACAGTTGGTTTATGATAATGCCAAAAATGAATTAATAATTGAAAAAATAATTTAATGAAACCAATACCAAGTATAGTCGAATTGCAGGAAACACTTGCAAATGATTTTAGAAGTCGTTTGAACTTGTCAGACGATGATTTAAAGAAAGTCCTAAATGCTTTTGATATTATTTTAACTGCTCAATTCAAACTTTTGTATCTTTTTTTAAGTGATATTCAAAATAACGTTTTTCCTGATACGGCCGATTTAGAAGCAAACGGCGGGACTTTGGAAAGAATCGGACGAATACAGTTAGGTCGTAATCCTTTGCCGGCAACGGTGGGGGTTTTTGAGTTTTCAGCCGTAGGTGTTGCGGGTTCTGTTTTACGTTCTGGATTGACTTTTAAATCAAATGAAGATTCTAAAAATCCCGGTCAACTTTATGTTTTGGATGCAGAATATACAATGACAGGATCTAGTGATATAATTGAAGTTCGTTCGTTAGGTTCAGGTGTTGATTTTGATCTAAATATTGGTGACGAATTGACAATAACAGAGCCGGTAATAGGTGTTAATTCAACCGTGACAGTTGATAGTGTTATTGACGTTCCCACAGCTTCAGAGGACATAGAAATATATCGACAAGCTATTTTAGATTCAATTCAATTGGAGCCACAAGGCGGCGCAAAAACAGATTATCGTTTATGGGCGTCAGATGCTTTGGGAGTTAAGAAAGTTTATCCTTATGTAAAAAATGGTGAAGCGGGAACGGTTCAAGTATTTGTTGAAGCCACAATAACGGATAGTACAGATGGAAAAGGCACTCCAAGTGCGGGACTTTTAACCGATGTTGAGGAGGTTATAGAATTTTACCCAGATGAAACGAAACCATTAAATGAGAGAGGTCGTAGGCCAATACAGGCAACTATTGAAGTTGAGCCAATTTCATTAATTCCGGTTGACGTTTCAATTATTGGATTAAATGAAGATACGGCAAGTATTAGATCATCAATTTCAAGTAATTTAGATTCATATTTACAGGACATTAGGCCATATATTGCGGGTGCTGATTTAGCACGTGATAAGAATGATATTTTGTATGAGGGGCGTTTACAAAGTGTGGTAACTGACACGTTAGAAAGTGCCAATTTCTTCACATCATTTAACATGGTTGTTAACGGTGTTTCAGTAGATAATTATCAATTTGAATTAGGAAACATTCCTTATTTAAGAAACGTAACTTATTAAGCTATGTATGAAGTAACAGATAAAAGCACACAACATGGATTATTAACGCCTCACGGTTATAATACTCCACATCGTTTCCCAACGGCTGGTATTGCGATAATCGATGTTTTTGCAGATTTGGCAAGGCAATTGTATCCAACTGGGCGGGCGTGGTATATGAATAAAAACGGAACTTTTGACAATTTACATAAGGCAATTAATCGTAGTTTTGTTCGAGTGGTCCAAGATTCATATTTAACGTTAGATTCTGTTTTTCCTGATAATGATAATTTTAGCGAAAATGACTCGACTCTTTGGGAGTATCGACTTGGATTAATTACAAATACATCGTTGGATTTAGAAACTATAAAACAAATTATTTTAAGAAAGATGTCCTATCCAGGAAATGTGCAAGCAAGGCAACATCCATTATTTATTGAAAATCAATTACAATTAGCGGGGTTCGATGTTTGGGTACATGAAAATACACAACCTTATAAAACACCAAGCGAGATAATTGCTTTGAGCATTGATGCAACTCAACACGGGGGAATTACCCAACACGGATTAGGAACACAACACGGGGCGGGAGGTTTTGAAGTAATTGCCAATTTATCAACTCCAAATGAAAGTTATTCAATCGGGTCAAACATTTGGGCAACATTTTTTATCGGTGGTGAGAATTTAGGAGATTATGCAAATGTACCGGCAAATAGATTGCAGGAATTTAAAGAATTAGTTTTAAAATTGAAGCCGGCTCACACGGTCGCATACACGTTTATTAATTATAATTAAAAAAATATGAGAAGTTTAGCAAGTAATCCAAATATTGACAATGGCGATTTAGCCAACTATCCAAATGGAAGGATAAAAGATAATACTGGTATCGGTGATGGTACTGCCGTTAATGAGCGTGTAAAAGGAGATTTACATCAGGCAGTTGAAAAACTAATGAGATTGTACGGAATTACTCCAAATGATTTGCCAGATAATGAAACTAACGGATTCCAAATCATTGAAGCTTTACGGGCTTTAGCCTCAAAGAATGACTTTATTTTGAATTTAGGAAGTACAGGCGGTATTTTGCAAGTGCCAATTAAACTAGGTTCAATGATAAATGAAGAGGCTGTTATTTGCGTGGCAACGGCTAATTTTACATCAGAAACTCAAATTAAAGGGTCAGACTCGCCAACATTTACGGCAACAATTCAAGGCGGTTTTAAAACTGGTGAATATGTACGATTAATCAAAAAATCAGGTGGTATAACTTTGGTTAGAATTGCAGACCAATTGAGTTTGGATTTAATGGTTTCGGGTTTATTGTATTTGAAAAAAGCAAGTTACGCACAAGAAATAGCGGGTGTTTTAGATACAGTTGCAACGAATCCATTGTCAAATGCTTTGGCTTTTGTTGAACGCGTAAATGGTGCTAGTAGTTCAATGTCATTGGCAACTGCAATAAGAAATGGATTATATCCAAAAGAACATTTTGCAATAGTTGCGGCTTTGGGAGCTAGTCCAGTTAAAAATGTAGGTTGGTTTTCTGGTTTAAATGTTGGGGCGGTTGGAACTTTGCCGGTAAGCGGAAACATAACAGCCGCTACGTTAACAAGTACAGGGCCCGATTCATTTATTACGTGCACAATGGCAAATGCAATGGCAAATACTAATTACATTGTAAAAACGTGGGTTCAAGGAGAAAGTGCAAGTTTAGACAATGACAACGATATTACTCAAATCGTTTTCAAAGCAATTTCTACAACTCAATTTCAAGTAAGTACAAGAGAATTAGCAACGAGTTCACAAAGTTTAAAAATACATATAGAAGTAGTTCAATTATAAAAAAAATAATCAATGAAAACAATAAAAAATTTAGCAGTCCCACAAGATGCCAGTGCTCAATTTCCTTTTTCAACAATTAAAAACGAAACGGATACAGAAAATGGAACTCCAGTTGTAAGAGAGATTTACGGCGATGTTTTAACCAATTTGTATAAGTTATTGCAAGTTGTGGGAATTGTTCCAACAAACACAGAGGATAGCGATATAACACAATATCAGATTTTAGAAGCTTTAAAAAAGTTGCCAAACTCATTAAATGATATTGAGCAGGTTTTGTCTCTTTCTGGATTAATTTGGAGTGTTCCTTTAGATACGGCTTATTTGCCAAATAAATACTTTTTTGTTGCGAGGGCGTCAGATAATTATGTGAGTGGAACTACTTATACTTTTGAGGGGTCAAACGCGGTTAGTATGCCTTTTTCAAGTACTGGTTTTAATGCCAGTGATGAAATACTAGTTATTATTGATACTTCGGGAGTTCGAGCATATTCTTTGAGCTTTTTAAGCGCGGTTTCAAGCGAAGTATTTACAGTTTTAGGAACTCCAATTGCGTTTAACGATACAAACAAAGTTTATTATCAGGAAGATGGAGTTTTAATGTCAGACGTTCCAAGTGTTGATTATTTAGAGTCAGTTATTCGAGTTGAGTTAAGCGATGGAACTATTTTGGTAAATGACATTTTAATCTTAAACGGATATGTGCTTTGTTTCTGTTTGATTCCATCAACAAACATTTACTTTTTTAGACATTTTGAATTAAACGATTTAAGTGCGTCTCAAACAGTTTCTTTGGTTGGAACATCATTTGCATCGGTAAGCGATTTTTTTCCTTATGTATACGCAGAAAGTGGATTTATTTATATTACAAACGCTATGAATGCAAATGCAAATGACTATTCATTGACTAAATTAAGTTATAACCCGGCAACGGCTCAACTTACTTTGGTTTCAACTTTTAATTTGGAGATAACTTTTGCTAAAACATCAAATGCAGTTATCAAAGGAAGTTTCATTTATACGTACATTGCGGGCGTTTTAAATCAATTTAATTTGTCAACTGGGGTAAAGGTTACTTTGGGTAATTATGCGGGCGTAATTGGCAATCTTTTTGGATTTAATAATGAGGTTTATTTTAGTAGTGGAGAGGTTGCTAAAAAGTGGACTTTGTAAAATAATTAATTATGCGTTTAGATGTCAATACGGATGCGTCAATAAAATTAACTGCCAAATTGGAAAAGTTGCATCGTTCTGCTTTTCCAAGTGCAGTTCGAAATTCTTTAAATGAAGTTGCTTTTAATTCTAAAAAATTGGTTCCAAAAACAGCTTCAGAAAACTTTACTATTAGACAAAAAAACTTTTTCAATAGAATGACAATCGTAAATAAAGCATCAGGTTTCGATGTTAGTAAAATGGTTTCAAAAGTTGGAATAGATGGAAGTAAAAAGATTTCAGACGGATTAGAAAAACAAGAAACCGGAGGGAACATTCAAGGACGTAAATTAATTGCACATGATATGGCTCGTGTATCGGGTTCAAATGCAAAAAAAGTCAGAGCTAAAAACTTTTTTAAAAAAGTAAATAATATTGGAACGGCCCAAAAAAGAATAAAAGGATCAAAGTATTTCAGGATTAAAAAAGGGTCAAAAGAAACGGTTTTCGAGAGAACAGGAAAAAATAAAATAACTCCAATTTATAATTTACGACAAACAAAAATAAGTAAAGTAGATTCTAAACCATTTATAAAACCTAGTGCGTTTCAAGCATCACGGCAAATGGAAACCATTTATAAAAAACAAGCAGAATTTCAATTTAAAAAATATCTTAAATGAGCTGGGTAAATAAAATACAAAACAATAGATTTTCGATAGTTTGCGGCGATGGAAAAGAATATTTCCCATTGTTTAAAACTGGTGAACGTTCCAAGGAATTTAACACAACTACTTTTGATTTTATCGATGTGAAGGGGTCATTAGTGGAAAGAAAAAAACCAAAGTCAGGGAAATTCCCTTTAGTTTTCTTTTTCCAAGGTGACGATAATATTGAACAATCAGAGGCGTTCGAAAAGTCAGCAGAGGACAATAGACCATGGACAGTAAATCATGTATTATACGGAACAATTAAAGGGCAACCGGTAAGTATATCCAGAAACGATGTAAACTTTAATATAACAGAAATTACAGTTGATTTTTGGGAGAGTATAAGTGCAGACTATCCAACGTCAAATTTTAGCGTAAAAGACAATACTTACGAAAAGAAACAATCTGTTTTTGCCAGTTCAGAAATTGCGTATAGTTCAAAGGATGTTTTTAAAACTGTGGATATTCAGAAAAATAAAGATGCGATAAACAAAATTGCTTCTAAACTTTCTAAATTGCAAACCAACGATACATTTGCAGAATATTCAAATAAAGTAAATAAGGCAGTTAAAGCATCGGATAATTTGATTAATGATTCTCAAAACGCAATTAGTACGGCTCAAGATACTTTGAATATGCCATCTGAATTAGTGGAAACGGTGCAAAATAGAATTAATGCCTATGTAGGGGCTTTTGAAAGCATCATTTCTACTTTGGAAAGCGTACCTGATAAATTATTTTTTCAATCTATGGGGGGCGCTATAATTGGTGCGATTTGTGAAAATTCAACGATTTATGAATTTGGAAAAGATTACACAACTATTGTAGAAGTTGAAGGCGTGGCAAGTCAAATATTATCATTGTATGAACAGTATTTAACGATTGTAGATAATTCCAGTACTTCAAATTATAATCTTACGGATAACTTCCAACCTGATCCAGTAATGCAAAGTGATTTAAATTCTTTGGTTATGTATACAATTGGAAACATTTATAATTTAGCTTTTGAAGCAAAGCAGGAAAGAATTATTTACACAGATAAAGTTACCAACTTAATTTTATTGACATATCGATATTTAGGATTAGATGCAAATGATGAAAACATTGAAACATTCAGGAAAATAAATGATATTAAATTGAATGAGTTGTTTAGGATTAAAAAGGGGCGAAAAATTAAATACTATATCTAATGAAAGTAAAAATAAACGGTAAAAATTGCACGTTTTTTACAGAGGGAAGCATCCAATTAAAACTGGATTCTATAGCCTCTGTTTTTTCGTTTAAAACGAGATTCAATCCCGAAAACGACGACCATAAAGAATTGTTTAAACCTTTGCAGTATTACAAAACTGAAATATTTAATGATGCAAATAAATTGAGTTTTACGGGAACCATTTTAAATCATTCATTTCAAAGTGACCAGAATATTAACTTATTGGTTTTGTCTGGTTACTCACTTTCAGGAATATTGGAAGATGTTGTAATTCCAGTTAGTCAATATCCTTTGGAAAGCAATAATAGAAGTTTGAAAGATATTGCAACTCGTTTATGTGGACTTTACGGAATTGGATTATACATAGATGATAGCGTAAAAAACGAAACAAACTCCATATTTAAGAAAACAACAGCATCGGCAACGGATACCATTAAAGATTATTTATCGAGGCTTACAAGTCAGAAAAATATAGTTTTGTCTCATAATGCCAAAGGTCAAGTCGTTTTGTTTAAACCAAGCGATAACCAGAAAATAAGATATAATTTTAATAAAGGAAATTCTTTGAGCATGACAGCTAATTATAACGGTCAGGCGATGCATAGTCATATTGCATGCGTTCGCCAACCGTCACAAGATAATGCGGGAGTTTCAACAGTTGACAGTATTCAAAATCCATTGATTAAAGCGTACCGGCCAACAACAAAGATTTTAAGTTCAGGCGAAGATACTGACACGAAAAAAGCTGCTGACAATGAATTGGCATCGGAATTGAAAGCAATTGCAATAACGGTAAATTTAACGGGATTGTTTGATGATATTTACCCCGGCGAAATTGTCAATTTACATTGCCACGAGATTTACTCTTTTGCTTATAATCGTTATATGGTTTCGGACGTGACATTAAATTTTAATGAAAAGTCGAATACAACAACTTTAAATTTGGTATTGCCAGAAACATATACTGGAAATGTTCCAAAGGATATTTTATTTGCTTACAAATCACATAAAACAGATATATAATGATAACACTTGCAAAAATTAAAAGTGCCACAATAGAACTTGGAAAGCGAATTTTGAAGTTCGAGGAATTTGGCCCAAAAACGGCTTCGGAAAGTATGCCTTTTGGAATTGATTCAAATCCTATTGAAAATATGATTGCAATACATTCCACTACTTCAAATAATGCTGAAAGTGTGATTATTGGATATATCAACAAAAATCAAATTGCAGATATTGGAGAAAGTAGATTGTATTCTCTAGATGCAAATGGAGTGTTAAAAGCGTTCATTTATTGTAAAAACGATGGAATAATGCTTTTAAATGGAGATAATTATTCTGGGGTACGATATGAGCCTTTAAACACAGGATTAGACAATCAAAACAATTTAATAAATGCTGAACTTTTGAAAATACAAACTGCCATTACTACCTTGGGCGGTTCGTATGTACGTTCTAACGTCACGATAGATGTCACAACCTCAAAAAGTGAAACTATCAAATTAAAGTAACCAAATTTATTGATTGTCGAACCCCGTTATTTATGATATCGGGGTTTTTTATTGCAAGTTTTTTAATTATTTTAAAAGAAAAGTTTGTGTATTACAAATTATCTTGTATATTTGCATATGTTTAATCAGTAAAAAATAAATTATGAAAGTAGTATCAAATAATATAGAAGTAAATAAATGTAAAGAAATAATGAAAAGTTTAATGATTTGTATAAAAGATACTAAAATATCAATTTCGAAAAGAAATGAATACTATTCTGAATATTTACAATTATCACAAAATTTATTAATACTATCAAAATACAATTAATCACAAAAACAAAATATCATGAAAACATCAAACATTATTATTGCAATTTTTTCAATCCTATTATTGTTTGTTATTGCCTTTGGTGATATGAAAGGATAATTTTAAATTAACAAATCAAATTTATATAAAATGAGAAAGTATATAGTTTATTACTACGCTGAAAAAAACGACGAATGCGTGGATTGTGAAAAGGAAATTGAAGCCAAAAGCATTGACACGGTTTTAATTGAATTTAACTCAAAAGTAAAAGTTTACAAACGTGTATTTGCAATCATTGAAAAATCAAATTAATTATGAAAAACATAGATTCAAAAGTAGAAGAAAAAGACAAAATAGAAATTGTTAAACAACAAGTTAAAGAAATTCAAACAGTATTTTTAGGAACTGTAAGACCAAAAAAAGGACATTCAATGTTTGAGGTTAATTTTAAATTGAAAACAATTGTAAAGGCTGAATTTGATGAAGTGCCATCTTTAAATTTTAAAGATGCAATGATTGGAGTTCGTTCGTTGTCAAAAAAAATAACAAAAAAACCTGATTGTATTTATGTTTCTGCTTTGAATAAAAAAAATGCATTGAAAATTTTAAAACGTGAATTAAATTTTGAACTATGAAAACACAATTCGAATCAATTCAAACAATACGGGAAGATGGTTTCCCAAAAGTAAAAGAAATAAAATCAGGGGTAAAATTCAAAACGAATGTAAAAGACCCTAATTTTGATTTACCATTGTCTAATCTTGAAAAAACTTATAATGACTAACTTAGAAATAATACTCACGACATTTGAATTTTTATTGTTTTTTGGATGGGTTATTATATCCTATAAACTATACAAAAAACACAGTTTTGAATTGGCTTTAATTGCCGCATTTATTGCACTTCTTTTCTTGGGAGTTGCTCTCTTAAATTTTAACTTTTAAACATAAATAAAAATGGCAGAAAAAAAATTGATTATTGACGTTAAGAGTGCATTATTAGCACACGAACGTAAAACAGGACAAAAGAAAACAATGTACGAACATTCCAAACATTATAATGTCACTACTACGACATTTCAGAATTGGGATAAAGAAGCACCCGCAGCCGTGAAATTCATTTTTAATTTTATGAAAGAAACGGGATGCACTTTTGAGGAATTAGTAAAAGAAGTTTAAACCAAAAAAACCTAAACAATGAATCAAGAAAATTTATCATTAGAGAATTTAAAAGTATCTAACCTTCCAGAATTACAAGGATGGAAAGATAAACAGGAAAATCTTGTCAAAGAAAATCCTTTTGTAGAAATAACAGATAATAAAACTTATGAGGTGGCTTGCAAAAGTAGAACCGCGTTATTGAAAGGACGTACTTCTTTAGAGGGTCAGGACAAACTTATTGCCTCAAAATTAGCAGGGTTCAGAAAAGATGTAAAATCTGAAACTGAAAAGTTGATTTCAATTACTTTGCCACATGAGGAAAAACAACAAGTTGAGGTTAAGCGTTACGAATCGATTAAAGAAAACGAGCGTTTGGAACGTGAGAGAATCGAAAATGAGCGTGTTGCAGTGATTAAAAACAAAATTTCTGAATATGAAACAACTTTTTATGAGGCAATATCAAAATTTGACGAATCCGTTTTGGATAGATTAGAATTATTAAATGTCCTTTTTGATTTAGATTTTGATTTTGAGGAATACGATGTTTTATTTCTTCAAACAAAAGAAAGAATGAAAGTTTCGTTTGATAATAAAATTTTAGATATTACTGAAAAGAAACGCCAACGTATCGAAAATGAACGTTTGAAAGCCGAATCCGAGGAAAACGCACGTAAAGCCAAAGAATTGCAAGATAAACTAGACGAAGCCGAAAAAGAGGCTAAAAGTAAAGCAAAAGAAGCTCAAGATAAAATCGATTCCGATAATTTGGAACGTGAACAACAAGCCGAAAAGGAAAAACAACAAGTGTTTGAAATTCGTAAAAATAGACTTGCTGGGATTGGTTTTGAACTTAATATCGAATCAGGGTTTTTTCTACATCCATATTTATTTGATGGTTTTAATTACGATGGTATTTTAAATTATAGTGCCATTGATTTTGAAACTATTTTTTTGGATGCTATGGAAAAGATAAAAAAAGCCATAAATGATGAAGTAGAGAAAGAAAAAGCATTTGAATTAAGAACTGCCAAACTTTTAGAAATTGGGTTTGTTTATTCAGATGAACACGATACTTATTTTATTGCCAATGATTCAGATTTTATTTTATTGTCTGATGACATTAAAAATGAAAGTGAAGAGCAATTTAATGAAACTTTGTTGGAATCAAAACAGGTTATTTCAGATTACAAATTATCAAAAGCCGATGCAGAAAAACTGAAAAAGGAAAACAAAGCGAGAATTAAACGTTTGGCAAATGATAAAAAAATAATTTCTGAAAGTTTAGAGACGTATTTTGCTGATTTGCATTTGGACACTGAAAACCAAGAAACAAAGGATTTCATTGAAAAATCAAATGTTAAAATTCAGGCTTTTAAAAACGAATTATTAACCGAATTAAATAATCTATAAATGGAAAATTTACCAAAAGCAGAAAACAAATTTTTATCAGTATCAAAAATTATTGACAGTGAAATTTCAACAGTATTGTCATCAAACGTAAACGGATTTCAAAAAGCCTTTGTTATGAGTTCCGCAATTGACATAATTAAGGCTCAATTGACAGATGAATACATGAAGCCTATAATGGCATTGCAGGGTACTAATTTAGGCTTTAAAACGGACCAAGACACGCTTAAGGAAAAAGTCAATGGTAAATGGGTAACAAAAAAAGGCGAAGGCTATCCTTTGGAAATAGTTAGGGAGTGTTTGATTGAAGCTATCTTTTTAGGGTTGGAAGTTACTGGAAATCAATTTAACATTATTGGTGGAAATATGTACCCAACACGCGAAGGATTTGGACATGCTTTGGATAAAATAAGAGGTTTAAAAAAGAACTTTGAATATAAAAACATCCAACAGCCAGCAGGTCAAAAAGTGGCATACGTTACTGTTTTTATCACGTGGCAAATGGAAGGTGATACTGCTAAAAAACAAACCATCGAATTTCCAATCAAATCAAACGATTATACGTCTTATGATGCCTTGATAGGAAAAGCAGAAAGAAAGGCTAAAAGATGGCTTTATAACACTGTAAAAGGCACTGATATTTCAGATGGTGACGTTACCGACATTCCTCATTTGGTTGTGAAAGATGAAACCGATAAATTTGAAATTGTCAAAACTCTTTTTAGGGAACTTTCAGAATCATTAACGGATGCCGATAGGGGTTATATTCAAAATGTAATCGACAACCAAGATGAAAAAGAATACGACAAATTGATTTATCAACTTAACAAGATGAAAAATGAACAACAAACCAAATAGAGTCGCCAGAATTACAAGCAGCAAAATATCGGTGCTCACAATTACTGGAAAAGGAGAATACGGATTTGGAGCGGGTGCGATAACTTATCTCGATGACAAAAAAAAGGAATTGGAATACGGGCGTGGAATACAGCTTCCAGTTTACAAACAAGAAATGATTTGGGGCAAAGCGTGGGAAGTTTGGGTACATTGGCAATTAGGACCAGAATACAAGCTTATAATTGATAAAACAACGATACACCCTAAATATCCTTTTTGGAGCGGTTCAGAGGATTTCCAAGTTGAAATTGAAGGAGGTTGTATTTCTGAATTGAAAGCCTATCAAATGTCAAATCACTATGATTATGTGAAATGTTTAGAACAGAAAAACATTGAGTTGTTAAAAAAAGAATTCAAAATGGAGTATTGGCAGATTATTTCAAATAGTTGTATTCATAATACTAAATTTGGTGAAGCAATGGCATTTATGCCAAAAGAGGAAAATCTAATTGAATTACGTGATTTGATTGAAAATACGGATTACATTGAAAAACACTTAAAAGATGACCCTTGGAAGTATAGATTTATTTACGAAAAAGATTTATACGATTTGAGTTTCATTCCCAAACATTCAGATTTTCCAAGTTTGGTAAAGTTCCGTTTCGAGGTGCCAATTGAAGACAAAGTCTTTTTGACAAAACAAGTTATTAATGCAGAAAAATATCTAACAAATGGATAAGTATAAAGAATTTTTAGAAACAAAACGAAAAACATTTGTAGAATCTGGATTTGAAATTGAGGAATCAGAATTGAATCCTTTGTTGAAAGATTTTCAATTGTATGGAGTTAAAACAGCTCTATTTAAAGGCAAGTTTGCATTTTTCTTTGATTGTGGATTAGGAAAGACTTTTTGTCAATTAGAATGGGCAAAACAAGTTAAATTAAAGACTAAAAAGCCAGTTTTATTACTGGCTCCACTGGCAATATGTGAACAGACGATAAATGAGGGTTTGAAATTTG